AAATAGATAAATTACTTTTTTCTCTCTGATTTTCTTGAAAAAGATTTATTGTTATAGTTGATAATTTTCTTCTTAATATATGCGTAATAAAATTATAAAAAATACATTTATAATTTTATGACATTAGAATTAAAGAAGTTTGATATGAAAGCAATCAGTTTTAAACCAAATGAAATGAAAGCTCCTGTATGCGTATTAATTGGAAGAAGAGGTACTGGTAAAAGTTACTTAGTAAGAGACCTTCTTTATTACCATCAAGATATTCCTATAGGAGTAGTTGTTGCAGGAACAGAAGAAGGTAATGGTTATTATGGAAAGATGGTTCCTAAATTATTTATTCATAATGAATACAATACAGCAATTATAGAAAATATATTAAAACGTCAAAAAACAGTTTTAAAACAGATAAAGAGAGAAATAGAAACATATAAGAAAAGTAATATTGATCCTAGATCATTTGTTATTTTAGATGATTGTTTATATGATGGTACTTGGACAAGAGATAAGATGATGAGACTTCTTTTTATGAATGGTCGTCATTGGCGTATTATGTTAATTATTACCATGCAATATCCATTAGGTATTCCACCTACTTTAAGAACTAATATTGATTTTGTCTTCATATTGAGAGAACCATATATATCAAATCGTAAAAGAATATATGAAAATTATGCAGGGATGTTTCCTACATTCGAATCATTTTGTCAAGTTATGGATCAATGTACTGAAAATTATGAATGTTTAGTTATTAATAATAGTGCACAATCTAATAAATTATCAGAACAGGTATTTTGGTATAAAGCTGAATCACATAACGATTTCAAATTAGGAAGTAAAGAATTTTGGGAATTGAGTAAAGATATTAATTCAGATGATGAAGATGAAATGTATGATCCGAATAATGTAAAGAAAAGAGGACAAGGACCTAAAATAAATGTAAAAAAGAAAAATAATTGGTAATTATCTTTTTCTTCTTTTTCTTGTTTTCCTTTTACCGCCATTTATATCATATTCTTCATCCATATCTTTAGTTGCTTTTTTTGTATAACCCAGCCAATTAGGACCCGGAAAATAAAAATGATCATTATCATGATCATTATCATGATCATTATCTACATGGTTATCTTGATTTATATCAGGTTCATCTGTTTTATTCGATTGATTAATGAAATTTATGAATTGTTGTTTATGATGTTGATATTCTTGTGTAGTTTCATCAACAACTAAACCATAATCTGAACATTTATAATAAACTATATTAAATTTCTTTTTTAGTTCATCCCATTCCTTAATAGTAAAAATTTTATTTTCATCGACTAATAAATTTTTAATTTCAACAATATTATCTTGAAATAGATATAAGTTATTTTTTTCATCATCATATATAATTCTTTGTATAAGTTTATTAAAATGTATTTTTTTACCATTAATAAATTCATGTATACTATCATCTATTTCAAATAATTTTATTTTTTTATATAATTCCTCGACTTTATCCTTAGAACATTCTTGTTTTTTTTTAGTATCTTTTTTTCCAAATAAATATCTTAAACATATTTCATAATTTGTACAATAATTAATTTTATATAATAAGTTAAAGAATTTCATTAATTTGTGTTTTATAAATATTCTGTTATCTTGTTGTTTTTCGAATTCTTGTCTTTCTAATTCTGCTTGTCTTTGTCTTTCTAATTCTGCTTGTCTTTCTAATTCTGCTTGTCTTTCTAATTCTGCTTGTCTTTGTATTTCTTCTTCTTCATCATCTATTTTTGCTTGTCTTTCTAATTCTTCTTCTTCTTCATCTTTATCAAATTTTTTCATATATTCGCTATATGTACTTGTTTTAAGTGACTTAACTAAATTTAACCACTTAGAATTACTAATAACTTTATAATCCGGTTCATCTACTAAAATAGTTTTATATTTACTGTTAAACCATCCATCTTTTAATAAATATAATCTATATTTATAATTATATGTAATTGACCCATCAATAAAAGTTTCATAACTAATATTTTCTATACCTTTATAAGTTTTATATTGATAAACTAAATGTTGATTTTCTTGATTCATATTTTTTATATTTCCAGATATCAATTCTAATTCTTTGCATTTTTCATCTATTTTACAATTATTATATCGTTCTAGTAAAGTCAAATAATCAATTATTTTTTTTTTAAAATTAATTATATTTTTTGTTTTTTTAGAAGGATAAAACCAATAACCCCCTTTTAATAATTTTTTATTTGTTCTTTTTTTGTTATTTGTTTTTTTTCTAGTATTTCTTCTCTTTTTTTTTGTATAAGATAAATAATCTGGCATTATAACATAACATAATATAATATAATATAATAACTTATTATTTTTGTTTCCGGTTAGATAAATTAAATAAACGTCTATTTTAGTAATGAACTTATTACTTTCTATATTTTTTATAAGTTTTTCTTCTTTTACCGCCGTTTGACATAAAACGGCGGTACATAGTATTATTTCTTTTTAAACTTGATTTTACTGGTTTTACTCGTTTATAATTACTTCTATAATCTTCTTCATTTTTAATTTTATTTTTTTTATATTCTCCTTCTTCAAAAAAATTTGAAGATTTATCAAAAGCAGGTGTTGCTGCATATTCTTCAGTATAATATGGTTTAAAATGTAATGTTTCTTCTAATTTTGGATCATTAAATGTTAATCTTTTATTATAACTTTTGTTTTTTTTTAAATTATCTAAATATAATAAAAATTCATTATATATTCTTGTTGTATCAAACTCTCTTTCAACCCATCTCCATTTGGTTTCATTTAATATTTTATTTGATAAAAAAAAAATATGATATGTATCTTTAATTCTATTTGTTGAAGTTAAACTATAAAATTTAAATTCAATATTTTCCGATATCTCTTTATGACTTTGTATAATACTCGGTGGCAAGACATCACGATATTCATTTCTATTTATTGAAAATTTTGTAATTTGAAATAATTTGGATAAATCTATTTTATTCATATCCCTGTGTTTAATTTTAGCTTCGTCAACTGTACCATAATTAATTGTAAATTTATATTTTTCATAACAATTTTGGTTTAAAATTTTATTTAGGTCATCTAATTTTGTTTGAATACTATTATAATCTTGTTCATTACAATATTCTTCTCTATTTATTTTTGTTTCTCTATTAACATTTTCTGGTATAATTGAATAATTACACAAATTTGATTGATGCATTAAATCTAAATATGTATTTATTATTTGTTTATTTTCATTTTTTTGTTCTGTTTCTGTTGGTAAGAATTGTTTTCTTTCTGTTCTTCTTTTGTTGTGTTCTTTTGTTTCTTTTTTTTTTATTTTTGTTTCTTCTTCTTCTATTTCTGTTTCTCTTTTTTGTGCTTCTATTTCTAATTCTATATCTTCTTCTTGCTTTGAAACTTTATTTTCTATTATTTTTTGTTCATCTTTTATTAACTTTATTATATCTGTTATTGAAGGATATTTTTTTGTACTTTCTGTTTTATGAAATCCTAATTGTTGTAATCCTTTTTTAAATTGTCTTTCTTTAATTTGATTTGTTGTAAATTTAAATATTTTTTTTTTACAATTAGTAGGATTTGTAGAAATACATTCTTCAAAAAAATAATCAATCAGTTTTATTCCACTTATTATTAGTTCTCCTTTTTTAATAATATTTTTAATATCTTCTTTACAAAATGACGTCAAGTTTGTAGATGGTATTTGAAATTGTTCATATAAACAATTAAAATTATTTAAACGAACAACTGACCATAAAAAAGAAATAACTTTATCTTGATCTGACCTAAAAAAATTATTTTTATATGTTTTTTTTAATGTTTTTTCTAACTCATGTTCAAGTGTTTTAAAATATGTTGTTCTATCAATGTTCATATAATATAACGTTATTTATTATTTATTTTTGTATAAAATAAATAATTATCTTTTTCTAGTTCTTTTTCTTCTTCCACCTTTTTGTTTGGGTTTTAATTCTAACTCTCGCTGCATTTTATATATTCTTCTACTTTGTTCATGATCTTTTGGTGTTAGACTATTTAACCAACGTCTTATATCTTCTTCATCTTCTTTTATTTTTCTAATCTTTTCTTGTTTTTTTTCATATTCTTTTTTAGGTAAAAATTCATTTTCATGACCTCTTCTTTTTTCTTCTTTACGTTCTTGAAATTTAGCATAACCAACTAATTGTTCTAATTCTAATTCTTGTTGTCTTTTTATTCTTTCTTCTTTTTTTCTTCTTCTAGTTAATGCTTTCCTTTTTTCTTTTGTGTGTCTGTGAAGACTTCCACTTGAACCAATACTATCTTCTGACTCGCTTAAAAAAAATATTCCATCATTAGAAGAGTGTGCAGATCCTAAACTATTACTTCTACGCATTCTAGGACTTCTAGGACTTCTAGGACTTCTAGGACTTCTAGGACTTCTAGGACTTGCTTTCTTCATTATATATTATTTAAATATTATATTTCGTAAAATTCCATATCTTTTCAATCATCATACTATTTTGTTTTATCATTCTTGTTATATGATAAAATTTTATAATAATATACTAGAATATAAGTTGTATAAATATTTATTTTTTAAAAATGTATAAGGTTTAAATCCATTTGTTTCATACCCGCATAATATATTTTCTTTTTTCAAACAAGGTATAATTTCTTTTGCAACTCTAAAAAAATTATTTTTTGATTCTTTTCCTAATCCATTTATTTTTTTAGTAGAAGCAATTGGATTATTTGTTAGAATAAATATTTCTACATTTCTATTATGTAAATATTCAAACATACTTCTTAACCAATAAAATCTATATTTTGTTCCACAATAATAATGAGCGATTTCATGAAAAGAAATATTATTATGTTGATACATTTTTGTTTCTGTTTCAGTAGTAGGAAGAACAACTCCTTCAATTACAGATAAAGTTCCATCCCAATCAAATATAGCTGCTTTATTATGTTGTATTAATTTGTTTGCCCAATTTGTTAACTCTATTGCATCTTTTTCAGAAAATCCAATACATGTTCCACTTTCTTTATTTTTTAAAGAATATAAATGTTGTGCAAATTTATTTTCAGGATGTTTTTTTAAAAATTCAGACGTATAATTATAAGAATTTTTACTCCCTTTTAATATCTCTCTATTTGGAGTATTTGGAACTAAAAAAGCATTTACATATTTCAAAGTACTATTAAATTGTCTTATAATATCCATTTGATTATCATAAAACCTAATAGGAATTGTTATTTTTTTTGTCATAATATAATATTAATAAATATTATATCATAATTATTACCCAACAATACCACTTTCCAGAACACTTTTTCCATAATCTGAATTTCCAACAATAATATTATCACCTTCAAACAATTCATTGCGAATATCTGAAACAGATATATCAGAGTTATCTTCTTGTTTTTCCAATAACATTTTTTCTTGTGTATTCATATTATTAATTCCAACCAAATTACCATCTTCATCAATATTTTGAGTTAATGAAGAGCCTGACTTTGTAGCATTCTTTATATTTTCTTCAATTGCTTTCTTTTTTGTTTCTTTAACTCTTTGTTCAAAAGCATTCTTCGCAAATGTTTCATTCTTTGTCTTTTCGTGCATTAATTGATTCAATTCATCTTCCATATATTCTACTCTTCCTGTCTTGTATGCTTCAGGTTCCCAAGGCATCCACAATCCAACAGGTCCCACGTATACATCATGATTAGGATCAATTTCTCTCAACATTTTACATCTCAATTCTGCTTCTTCTAAAGAAGGATAAACTCCTCTTACCTTTAACCCACGAACCGATGTTTGAAAATTATAAGTAGAATTAAATTTATTTTCTAATCTTTCTTCATTTTGATCAATAAATGTCTTATAATCATCTTCCAAAGAACTCTTTACCAAATTATCTTTTTCTTCCTTTACAAATTCATTAAAATCATTCATGATATCATCAAAAGTTAACTTATACTTATAAGAGAGAAAATTTAAAAATTGTATTGTTTTTTCCATAGACTTGTTAAAATCCCATGACTTTAAAAATTCTTCAAAATAATAAATTTCTTTCTTTTTTAATATGTTTTCAGGAGATACAAAAGAAATACATGTAAACTTTTGTCCTGCGATAGGTTTATCTTCTTCCAATAAATCTACATACTTTGTTTTATTATTGATAGAATTCATAATAAAAAGTTATATATATTTTTAAGTATTTATATATTATATATAATATGGTTGATTTTACTGAAATTATGAAAAGAATTATAAAGTATTTAGTAGAAGGTTTAATGGTTGCTATTGCTGCTTATGCTATACCACAGCGTTCTTTAAATATGGAAGAAATTACATTGATTGCTTTAACTGCTGCTGCTACATTTAGTATATTAGATTGTTATGTTCCAAATATAGGAGTTTCTACAAGAACAGGTGCCGGATTTGGAATTGGAGCTAACATGGTTGGATTTCCAGGTGGTTTAGGAATATAAAATCTAACTACTAATAATTTCTGATAATTTTTTTATTTGTGTAAATTCTTTATTAATTATATATTTATTCATTAAAACAATTAGCTTATTTTTGTATTCTTCTGTATAATTATTTTTTATTATTTTTGCAATAATATTATTTGGATGTAATGTTTCACAAATTAAATTATTAACAATAATTTTATCATATTTTTCCATTAAAATATTATATAATATTTCCCCATTATATACTATTTTGTTAACTCCTTTTTTATTTAAAAATAATCGAGCTTTTATCCATTTACCTTTATAATAAATTTTATGATTTTGACTAAGAACTGTTCTCTCTTTTGGTATATTATTATATAAACAAAATTTTTCAAAAGAAATAAGATAATTTTCATTTGTAATTGTTTTGGATATACCTACAATTTTTTTATTGTAAATAGTATTTATTTCTGGATTAATATCTTTAATTTCAATAATACCTTGATCAGTATTAATTTTTGTATTTTCTAGAAAACATACATTTGATATTGGTATATTCAATGGTATATAATTAAAAGTTGTTCCATTAGTATTAAAATAATTATGATAATTATATTTACTTTTATAATAAATATTAATATTTTCTGAATTACAATTTTCAAATAAATTTTGAGAATATATATTATTTCCTAAGAAAAATACATCTTTTAAATTATAACAATATTCAAATATATTATTTCCAACATTTTTCATATTTGGCGAAAAAGTAAATTTTTCTAATGATGAACAATATTGAAATGTTCCTTCTCCTAATTTATTAATCTTACTATTTGTAGATGGAGTAAATTCTTTTAATTCAGAACAATTATAGAATACATAATCATTTATGGTTGTAACTGTATCCGGAATATTTAATTTTTCTAATGATGAACAACCACAAAAGGCATAATCATTGATAGTTGTTATACTATCCGATAAATTAACATTCTTTAAAGTATAACAACTATTACAAAAACTAACAGGAATTGTATTACATTTATTTCCTTTTAAAGAAATAGTAGATAAATTTGTGCATAAATAAAAACAATAATTACCTAAACTGATGACATTTACAGGAACAATAAATTCTGGTATATAACTATGAGAAAATGCATAATTTCCAATTGTTTGGAGAGAACTATTGGTTGGATCAATTACTACCCCTTCAGATAAATTATATAAACAAAAAGCATTATCATTTATTTCAGTAATAGAGTTATCAATATTTATATATTTTGGCATATAATATATAAATATATTTATATAGTAGGAATAAATTCCCAATTTAATTCTTCGCAAATTTTAGCCCAAATAGCATCTTGGCCTATTAATTTCTCTCTATCTTTTAATAAAGGAATATCTTTTAAATAAGTGGTTTCTCCTAATAATTCAAATAGTTTATATAATACATAATAATAATGAAGAAAATTAACTCTATAATCAGGACAGTGTTTTGCATAAGGACTTTGTATTTCAATAAAGAAATTACACAAAGTATCTTCTAATTCTTGAGAGATAATAGGAGGGTGAATTCCTAATTTATCTTTAATGAAATTAATGTGTTCATAAAATTTATTATAACCTAGTTTTTTTAATAATAATTTTGTATCATTATAATTTAAATTTTTAATATCAATTCTCTCTTTTTTAATCTGATTTTTTAAAGTTTCGATGACTTCAGTTGGTATTAAAGTGGTTTCTTTTCCTTGAAATTGGGCAAGTATTTCTTTGAAATGATTAATTTTTTTATAAGCATAAAAACATACTTCTTTAGGGGGTT